CCTGGTATCGGCAACGGTGATGCTATCGGCCTCGCCGTCAAGGTGGATATGCCAATCAAAGCAGCACAGCTCGCAGTCCACCACCGAGGAACCGGCCGCGTTCAGCGTCAGGTCGATGCCGTGCATGGCGCCGTTAATCTTGACCCGGTGCCAGGTGGCGCGCGCCACAGCCTGAACCATGAAGGCGACCGGATAGTTGATGATCGACGACCATGTGGTGGTGTCCGGCTGGGAAAAGTTCATCTGGAAATCGCGGAACTGCGGTCCTGGTACCCAGGGGCCGGCCGGTGTCACGAACACGCCCGGCGCGGTCATGGTGAAGTCGGAGCCAATCGCGATGATGGTCACGCCCTTGCCGTCACCCTCGATGACCTGGCCGTGCGTGGTGATGTTGATGGCGTTGGTGACGCGATACGCCACAGACGGGCGCGGCATGTAGACCCGCTTTCCGGTCGCGACGGCGGCCTGGATCGCCGCGGTGTCATCGTGCACGCCGTCGCCAATCGCGCCGTAATCGACAACGTTGGCGATGGTGCTCCAGCGGTCGGCATTGGAGCGCGCCACCGTTGAGCCGGTGGCGGTGATCATGTTGGTATAACTGCGGAGCTGCGGTGCACCGAACCTGCCGGAACCGGCACGCTCGCCGACCACGGAGCTGCTGTCGTTGATCGCGCCGAGGTCCGGCATCTCGACGATGCGAATGCTGCCGCTCATGCCAGTACCTGCTCCGCGGTGGTGTCGGTGTGGATCGGAATGTAGTCGTCGGTCTCCAGCAGCGGCGCGATGAACGCATAGGCAGTGCCGAGCATGCGGACGTGGAGACTGCCGGCGGCCAGCACCTCGGCGCCCTGGGTGTCGTAGTTGAGTTGCACGCACCAGCGGGTGCGGCGCGGCCAGTTCGCCATGGTCCCGGAAGTGAAAGCGAAGTCGAAGGAGCCGAGCGCGTCCCCCGGCACGCCGGCGACATTGGCCAGCACCTGGCCGCTGACCGGAAGCATGGTGCCGTAGTCGTCATGGTAGCGGCCTGGTGCATCGGCCCAGACGATGAACTGCGCAGCCGGGCCACCGATGCCGCCGGTTAGCTCGATCGCTTGTGCACAGGGATTGTCGCTGTCCACGACGGTGACGCGGAGGAAAAGACTGTCGGCGGCGGCGAGTACGAGATCGCGGCGCGGGATGTGCAGCGGCGAGGTGCGCATGTAGGGCACCGTCATGGCGAAGGATGGCATCTCACACTCCAGCCACAGCTGCCCAGGTGCCGCCGCCCTGTGTGACGTAGAGCGTGCTGCCAACCGCACCATCTGTGCGTAGCCATAGCGAGCCTTTCGGCTGCGTGCCGGTCGCGGCACCTGTGCCGCTGCGAATCGTCGGCGTGCCTACAATAATACCATTTGCTCCAGGGACAGTGAAACTGCCACTGAGCACGCGATAGCCCGCTGTGCCATTTTCACATTCTAAATCAATGATGCCACCAGTCGGTGCATAGCCGATATATCCCAGACGTGTAGCGGAAGCATCGTAGAAGGCGAGAAAGCCACAGTGTCCTGCGTCGCCCCCTGTGGTGCCAACGCTGCCGACCGTACCGCCACCTGTCAGCAACGCCCCATTGATCTGTCCGGTGGCAGATAATGAGGTAAAAGCCCCTGGCGCTGGCGTTGTGCCGCCGATCGCCGGCGGAGCCGCAAATACAGCGCGCACATATGCTGTCGTGGCTAATTGGGTAGTGTTCGTCCCGACTGCCGCCGTGGGTGCGACTGGTGTGCCAGTGAAAGTCGGGCTGGCAAGCGGGGCGTAAGGCGCGAGCAGAGAAGTGAAACCCGCACCAGACACCGCACCCGTTGCCGACAGTGTGGTGAACGCCCCAGCCGCCGCCGTTGTGCTGCCAACCGGCGTATTCTGAATGCTGGTGGCACTGAATGCGCCATTCCACGCCACGCCGCTGATCGTCGCGCCAGACAGGTCCACCACGTTCGTGTGGCTGCCGTTCACATGCAGCACGCCCGGTGCATTGTCCGTGATCAGAATATCGGCGCTGCTGTGATTGCCGTTGATCTGAATGGCCACCGGCGACGTGTCGTTGGCATAATAGGAGCAAGCGGAATGTGTGCCGCCATCCTCATAGCTGACGGCGGCACGCGAGCCATCGATGATGGTGCTGCGTTCGATGTTCATGCCTGTCTGGGCAATGTCGGCAAACATGATGCCGTGGTGCCAAAGATGCTTGCCAGCCGTCAGTGTCTGACCGCCGAAATATATTCCCGCCAGTGACTTATACGTACTGACCGCGCTGATGAACATGCCGACAGTGAACGCGCCGACCCCAGGCGAACAATCCTGATCCCAGTTAGTGAAGTCGAGTTCATAGCCGATGGTAGAGTTGGGAGTTGGGATCGCGCCCGGCGTTCCAGGGGCGCTGCTGCCGACGTTGCCGGGCCCGCCTGGCGCATTAGACGGAATGCCGTTTCGCACGATGAGCGTATTCAGTGACCACGCTGACCCACCGAGCGGTCCCTGCACAGCACCGGAGTAGACCGTTACTTTCTGTCCGTTCGGTTGTCCGCTGTTGATGTAGTTGCCGAACACCGCCGTCCATTCGGCTTGCGTCTGATTTTGCGTCGTCTGTCCCTGCACCACGATCTGTGCATTGACCGGGTTTTGGCCCGGCGATGCGGGATTGGTCGGCCAAGGGGCGTTGCCGACTGGATAACAGACCTGACTGATCGCGCCAGTTGTGCCAATCCATGGCACCGTTAGTAATCCGCCCATGTCGCCGCCGCTGAGCGGCAGGAACGGTGCACCTTCCGGCAGCGGTCCAGGAGGCCCAGGCGGCCCAGGCGGCCCGCGCCAGGCATCTCCGATCGGGTCGCACGGCACGTCAGGCGGCTGGGGACTGCCCCCGAACGACGGCCCGCCCGGTATCAGCACGCCATCAGGCATCTGGCTGCTCCTCACCGTTGGGCCGCATCCGCATATGCTCCGGCGGCATCTCGGCGTGGCGCATGCACTGCTGCTGGATGTGGCCGATGAGCGGTGCCACAACGTTGTATGGCCCGCTGCTCAGCACCTGCATGACGGCCTGCCACTGCTCGGCAGTGAACGTCACGGTGACGGGCTGGCTGCGATCGATGGTGGCGCTCATGTCATGCACTCGTGCTGTCAGTGACCAAGCCATACGCAGCGAGGGCGGTCATCAGCGATGCGAGCGCCGCGTTACTGCCCTTGGCACCAGTGACCGTGGGCTTAGCAATCGGCGCTGTGCTATTGAAGCCGATGGGGCAGGCAACCGTGAAGCCGTTAGAGAGATACCAGGACATCGTTGTGCTCCCGATGACAACAGCCGCGGCGCCGTTACTGGGAGCAATCAGATCAAGGTTAGAGTTGAACCGACTAATCCCCATACCTGCGGCAAAGGTGATCCCGGCAGTCGTATCGCTCGAACTGGACGCGTTCGTGGGAAGGCTCGCCGCTGGTAGTGTCACTGTGCCGGTGAATGTCGGCGATGCCAACGGGGCACGCGACGTATCTGATGGATGCACATGGTCCGAGCGCGCCCAGGTCGTGCCAGCACCGACCGCTGCCACACCATTCATAATGGGCACTGTGCTCGACGCCAACGGGATAGCTGCGGCATTGCGCATGACGTTATTCGTCCCGTTGTTCACGTAGCTTAGTGCTGCACCATTCACCCCGACATTGTCCAGCACACTGTCGCCCTGCGTTCCAGTGCCGAGCGATACGCCCGTGGTGACGTTCTGCATGACATTGAGTGCGACAACATTGCCGCCCTCAGCGTTCCCTGCCAGGGTCAGCGAGACACCTATAGAGCCCTGGTTGAATGAGTTATTGCACACTTCTGTCTGCCAGGCGTTAGACAGCAGCACCATCGTCGATGTTGTGGCGGCCTGTAGATAGTTGCCCTGGAATATCCCGATGTTTACGCAGTCCAGGTTAATCGCGCACACCGCTGCATTGATCATGCTGTCCCGCAGGACGGGTTGCAACAACTTGACATTGCCGATTGGCGAGAACGCACTTTGTGCCCAACCGTTGTTGCAGGTAAAGAACTGCACCGCCCTGCACATGATACCTTCGCTATAGCCTGTTTGCAGCAGTCCGGTATCCACAACAGATGCATGGACGAAAGTCAGCTGCGCACAAATGAGGTGGCTATAGGTGATGGCGGCGGTGCCGGTGATTGGCTTTCCGGTCGCGCTGTCGATAGCACCCAGGAACTGGATATTATCCAGCGTCACATTCCAGAAGCAGTGCTGGCTTCCTGTTGGCGCGCTGGCTGGCACGAACTCAATCCCGTGCGTGAATGTCTGCGCATAAGGGCTTGCGGCGTTGGCTACGTTGTTGCTGATTGTGATGTTGCGCCCGACGAAACTGGGGAACACCTGACCCGACGTAGGCCCGATGTTCACCTGGATTGCGGACTGCGTAGGCCCAGCGGAACCATTAGCAACAAACCGGACGCTCTCCACTTCAAATGTCTTCTGATAGGATGGCGTCGGATCGCTAAACCGGAAGGCCGGACCACTCATCAGACAGACGATACTGGACGCCCATCCGTTGGTAGTGTCACCGAGTATCTTGCATGTCTTGTTGATGACTATCGTTTGGTTGAGTGTGATGCTGGTTGGGACACCACCGATCTTTATCACTCCCCCGTTGGTGGGGAGTGCTGCCACCGCTGCCAGGAATGTCGCCGTGTCTGTGGCTGCGTTGCCAGTGCCGATCTGGCCGTAGTCGTGAATGTCAATGACTTCGGCGAAGCGATCCTGCACCGAGCGCGCTGTGTTGCCGCCCGTCGCGATGACGTTGAGCACGCCCTGCATCGTGCCGCCGCTGAGCGGCAGGAACGGGCCGCCCTCGGCTATGGGGCCGGGTACTCCCTGCGGACCGGGCGGACCCATAGGCCCAGGCGGCCCCACCCAACGCTCTGGATCGGGCGGACCTTCGGCGGTGCCGGGATAGTCCGAATATTTCAAGCGATACGCCATCGCGCGTTCCTAGAAATACGCTGCTACCACGGTCTCGCCACTGCTCGGCAGCGCGACGTAGCGATAGATCGCCACCATCGCCAACGCGGTGTCCTTCGCGTCCGTGTCCATGCCGAACAGCGGCGCGAGGCGATCTGCGGCAAGCACCGCATACGCATCACCGACCGCCTCTGGGATGTCCCAAGTTGTCCACCGCGCACATCCGCGCATCACCAGGTCGTCGTGCACCGCCTGCACGGCCTGCTGCGCGTTGTCGTCGGCGCTCAGCACCATGGCGCCCTTGCGCACGCGGCCCTCAAGCAGAGCCACGACCGCCGGATCGATGCTCTTGCCGAAGGAACTGGCGGCATAGGCTGCCGCCAGCTTGGTGTATTCCTCAACGAAGGCGCGCGGCATGGCGTCGGAGGACCACCACACCACGCCCTGGGCGTCGAGCGATGCATGCACGCTCGCCACCTTGTCGACCATCAGCGCCTGGTCCGAGGCGGACGGCGTTTCGTCCGATGCGATGACACCCAACTCCACCAGCGCCGCGGTGGCGATCGTGGAGGCAGGAACCATTTCGGTCAGCGTTGGGCTGTCATCGAGCGGCACCACGCGCACGCCGAGACGACGGAGCGATTGCTGCGCGATGGTGCCAACCGATACCGTCATGTGACGACGACGCCGTTGCTAGGCGGCGCTGCCGTTGAGCCTGCGGCGTTGCTGGCCGTCACTATGCAGGTCGCAGTATGGCCCACATCGCCCGCCTGCACGTCGTAGGTTGCGGCATCGGTGCCGACCGACACCCCGTCCATTTGCCACGCATAGGCATAGGACGTCGGCTCGCCGGTCCAGTTCCCCATCGTGCAGCTAAGCTGTGTGCCGGCCTGCGCCACGAAAGGGCACGTCAACGTTGGTCGGCGCACCTCCTTCAGTTGGTGGTGGCAGATCAGGGGCGATGCCGGCTGCAAGGCTCGACATGCGGGTGGCCTTTGGATCCTGCGTCGGCATGGTTGCCGTCGCTTCGGCCTTGGCCATCTCTGCCTCACGCCTAGCCTTGAGTACTTCCGGCGACGGCGGCGGCCCGCTGCAACCGACCGGATCGAGCCCCAGCGCCACGAGATGCTGATCCCGCGCGATCTGGTTCTCGACGATATCCGCGCCGGCACCACCGCGTGCGCCGAGGCCGCTGTCGCTGTTGTAGTCGAGGATGACCTGCGCGCCGATGCTGCTCGCGGCTCGGGCCTCCTTCAGCTCAGCCGCGGCCTTCGGGTCGAGCGCCGCTGCCTGGCCTTGCAGTGCCACTGGCGGCCGGTCCCGCGCATACTGCTCCTCCTGGCGCGGGGTGTGGTCCTGATGGGGTGTGCGCGCCGCCTGGTGCGCCGACGTCGGCGTGGCGCCCGGAGGATGCTGCCCGCTGGACGCGGTTTCGTGCTTGTCGCTTGCCATGTTGGTACTCCTTGTTGAAGTCAGACGAGGCGGCCGATGCGCCGGGCGAACTCAATGGGGTTGGTATCCTGCTTCGAGTAGTTGCATGACGGACATAGCAACTGAATGTTGGAGATCCAGTTCGTGCCGCCACGTGACAGCGGCTGGATGTGGTCAACAGTCCATGTTGTCTTGATGGACTTCCGACAGTAGCCACAGCGACCGTTCTGCTGCTTCAGCAGCGCCTTTAGGTCGGCGGCGGTGTGGCGACCTTCGGCATTCGCTATGCGTGCGTGGCGTGTCTGAACTTGTGCCCGATAGGCTTCCGGGTTGGACTTGCGCCAGCGCGGAACCACATCCGGATGCGCGGCATGCCACTTTCGTGTGTTTTCTCGTATCTTGTCAGGATTGGCCTGTTTGTAAGCCTTACCGCGTTGAGCGATCTTTTCCTTGTTGGCCTTCCGATACGCTACAGGCCGCTCGGGATGCGCCGCTTGGTATCTCTGGGACTTTTCTACGCACTTCTGTGGGTTGGCCTTCTGCCACACGGCAGTGCTGACCAAAAGACAGGCTATGCAGTTTCCACTAGAGACTGCTCGCTCACTGAGATGCCCGGCACGACGACATATTGAGCCGGGGAAGTAGCGCTTCAGGCCGTTCGCCACGGCTTCGGCGTGCGTGACGATCGGTCCCGAATATGGGACATACGGCTTAGCCATGATTGACGCTCCAGTCGTCGATGGTGGTTAGAGGCCGAGAGGTGTTTCAGCACCTCCCGGTCTCGCTTAGTTTAGCACCCACCGTTATGCGTCAGCAACGGCAGCGCTCCAAATCGTGAATACCCCATTATCTACCGGTTTCGTGGTGTCCACGGTGGGATCGGTGCCGAACCTCAGCTTGCCGACACCGCGGATTTCCTGGACGCCAACGCCGCTGAAGAAGCCGTAATCGCGCTCGTTGGTGATGGCCTTCGTCCGTTGTGCCCAGGCGATGCCGATGGCTTGCGCGCCGCAGAGGTAGGACGCGCCGCAATCGATCGTTGAGCCGCCGGGATCGGTGGTCTTGAGCACCGGCAACTCGGGGATTTCACGGATGATCAGCCCGTCGTAGATGATGTCGCCGGCGGTGAACAACGGGTTGTCGGAACCGCGGTTCCAGGCATATTGCAGGCTGTTGACGATCGTCGGGTCCAGCATCAGGTCGCGGAACACGAGGCTCGGCACGAACACGACGTACCATTCCTCGTCATTATTAACCCTGATCGGCCGGATTTTTGGCGTCGCCGTACGGGCAAGCCGCTTGGCCAGCGTAAGTTGCGCGGCGGTCATCTTGTCGGCGGTGTTGTCGACCGTCGCGAGTGCCGTGGCGTAGACACCAGACACTGCGTTCGCTTTGGAGATGCCGAACAGTGCGCGGTCGGCGTTGTTGACCAACCAAGTGTTGCGCTGTGCCGCGGAGGCTGCGGCATAAGTGATCTGCACGTTGCCGTCTGCCGTGATGGCACCGAGCGACAGGATGATGTCGGTGCGCAGCTTGTTGGCGGCCCAGTTCTTCAGCACCTGGCGGGCGGCCTGTAGCAGATCGATGACCGACTTCTGCTCGTCCCATTGCGAGACGGCGACCGCGTGTCTGATGACGCCGACAGCGACGTTGAGCGAGCGGGCGTTGAGGATTTCCTCGTTGCCCTCCAACACCGTGTTGCCGGTGACGCCAGCGCCCACGAGGTTGCGGACGGTTGGGAAAACGACAGTGTCGCCGGGCTTTCGTGTTAGATCGGTCTGTAATTGTATCATGGCATCCATGGAGGTGCCAAAATACGGAGTAAACTGGTTTTCCCTGATGTATTCCACCCAGAAGTCTGAAGACCACTGGATCGGCGTTAGTCCCGTTCTAGCCGGGGTTACATTCATGTCGGCCACAGCCGAGCACTCCTATACTGGGGTTGATCTTTCTCCTTTCTTTGATCGCGCCCGTTAATGCTCGGCGGCAGCCCACTGCGCCCGTTTCGGTCGGCGGCACCTGGGTAGTCACTCGCGCCCGATTACCCCCGGCGGCGGGGAGGCACGTTCAGAACCGCCTGGTCTGGCCGTTCGTGTTCTTGCGGTTCTGGATTGGTGCGAGCACATCCTCGAGGCTCGGCTCGCCGCTCCAAGTTGATGCGGTGCGGCCGGCGACGCTGCGCACGGTGGCGAGCGACGGCTGTAGACCGGCGGCCGGGGATGGTGGTGGTGGCTTCGCAGCCGCCTCAGCTTCCCACTTCGCCCGCGCCTCGGCCTCGATCTTGCTGCGGTATGCGCTCGGGTCGTCGCCGACGTCACGCAGCACCCGCTGGCGCTCGACCTCGCGCTGCATCCAGCCGTAGGGGTTGGTTTGCGAATACAGCTTCCCGAACAGCGTCGGATCGCGTTGTGCGAGCTGCTGAAACTCCTGGACGTATTCGGTTACCTTGTCGTCGCCGATCTTGTCGCGGAGCAGCATTTCCGAGTTGTTCAACCGCTCG